GTCTAGCCTGTACAACTGCCCCTACATCGGAACGTAAATCGCTGTTATCTGTGGGCATTATCCTGGGTCCTCCTCATCGACACCACCACCACTACCGCCGTGTTTGAAATTCATGTAGGACTTAAACGCACTCCCTAACGCCTTAGACCCCAACTTAAATGCCGCTGCCCCCGCCAGGTCACCGGCCACACCCATCGCCAACTGACCCGCTACCTTCAGCGCATCCTTCGCTGGGGTGGGTGCCAACTCGGCTGCCTTAAGAGCAGCGGCTTCAGATTCCCCTGCTTGTTGGGCAATCCTACCTGCTTCTTCGGCAGAGACCTGACCCGCTGCGCCAGCGGCTGCTTGGGATGCTGCCTTTACAAGCTCTTGTTGTCGAGCCCTGTCTTGGGCCGCACCGTAGATGCCCCCTTGTCCACCGAGCCCCATTTGAGCTTGTGCTGTTAGGGCTCCCTTTGTGACTTGACCAGCAGTAGTGGCGGCAATATCCGCTGCCTTAGCAGTCAAAGACGAGGCACCCTTCGCAGCCTTCATGGGGTCGAACAGGGCCTTCTCTCGAAGCATGTGGACTGCTTGCTTTTGAGGATTTAGAGCCCCTCCCATCTTCTGACGGAATGCCTGTTGGGTCTGCTGATATTCACTGGGCATGTGGCCCCCCTCTCAACTCAAATTCCACGGGCTGCATATCTTTCTCTTCGATGTCGTCCGCATGGCTGTCTTGGGTCGCACCCTTCAGGTCACTGGATAGGAGAGCACGTACTCTCTTCATCACCTGTGCCAGAGGCATGGTGGTTTCGTAGCGTTGTACCTCGGTTTCTGGCATGGCTACTTCCTCTTCATACGGATGCGGCTTCGCAAGGATGAGCCTGACCGCTTCTTGGGGGAAGCGTTCGCCCAATATTCTTGAAGCTGATTATAAGACATATCCCTAAAGAGCACGACATTTCCAATATCTAGTTCAGGACTCACGACCTTCGTTCTTCGCGGAGCCCGCCTTGAGGCCATGACTGCAATCTGAAGCGCGCTCACCTTATCCCAATGGTGTCTCTCCCGTCTACGCCCTGGCTTTCCAGAGTGCAGGATCTCGGCAGCGGCTGACCTCTCTGTCTGCTTGTCTTCCCGGTAGGAGCCCAGTTGACTTACCGTGTCCTCGTCGTTGAGGATGAGTTCATCATGCAGGGCATCTTGCAGATAGGACAACATCATAGCCACGGACTTGGTGGTCGCTGTGATACCCGGCTTGTAGGGCTTCTCGTAGTAGAGGTTGGGGTAGCCCATCTCCTCTAGTAGTGCGAGAGTGGCGACACCTACACCGTTCGCTTCCACGGCCAGCAGGGCCTTGTTGTACTTGATGCCTGTGTCATGGAGCTTCTTGGCGAACTTGATGGGGTCGGTTGTCGTACCGAAGGTTGCTACCTGGGTCCATTCCCCGCTATAGACTTTGAGGACATGGAACGCCGCATGGTCCCTGGAAGCGTATCCTGCTGGGTCGGCTCCTATCACATAGGTTGCCCCGACTTCAGGGGGCTCGTATTCCAGATAGGGTGCCTTCCAGGGAACCATCTTGCGGTCTTGATGCTTCTGTAGAAGCTCTGTAGAGAAGACGGAGCCCGTGGATGCGATCCAACAAGAGATGTCGTCGAACGGATAATACACCTTGAACAGGTCGGGGTATCTGCGGATCTCCTTATCCGTCTCCAACATGAGTCTTCGGAACGCGAGGTGTTCCTTCTGGAGCCCCTTCCTTTTGAAGCGGTCTAGGAGGCGAAGCTCCTCTAGGTCAAGCTGGGCCCCTTCAGGCCATGGACGGCGATTGAGCCTCCCATCCCAATATGGGAAGAACGCATAGCACCAACGCCCCATCCCCAACTTGGCGTCTCTGCACTGATCTCTCCACCACTCAGCAGACGGCTCCGTCATCGGGGATGGGGTGCTCTCCAATAGTACCAGAGAATGGTCTCGATTGATAAGCGATGGGTAGATCATCGAGAACTGGTGACCAGCATTTCGCCAATAAGGTAGCTCGGACCCATGGAATGAGTCAGGTGACTGACCGATACCTACAGCCCCGCTCTCGCCGGATAGGACGCGCATCTTCCCACCGTGCTGAAAGGACTTCTGTCGGACCTCCCGATTTGGGACCGTAGGAGAGCGAACAGCGTCAGGCCAGCGGGAATGTACAAGGTGGACACGACGATGCAGGTACTCAGCACGGTCCTTGTTGTCTGCGATGCAGACGTGATCGTGGCCCGGAGTGTATGCCGCCTTCGTGTAACCACAGAGTTCCCCCGTCAGGCTCTTACCTCCCTGACGGTAGCCCAGCAAGGTGAGCCATCGTGTCTGGCCTTCCGAGGTTTTCGGTGGCTTGGAGTGGTATGCGAGGATGGATGGTTGGAGGTGGTTCGTGATCGCGAAGGGATCATACCGTCTCTCCGTACCCGTCTTCTGGTCGATGATGATGCCATAGGCCCGTAGCGAGATGTCTGGATCTCGCAGGGCTTCTAGGGCATCTTCATCAACGTCGATCACGGGCTACGCCTTGCTTCGCTTACCACCAAAGAGGGGCTTCTTTTTCTTGGCCACAGCTTCTTCCGGTGCTTCTTCGGTATCTGTGGCCATCTTTGCGTATGCCTTTCTGAACTCAGGGGACTCATCCGAGTCCTCCTCTGCCTTGATGCTACGCTCTACGTTCTTGAATTCGGGGGATAGATCTGGAGTGTCCTCCTCTGCAAGCTGTTCCTTGTACTTCGCCATGAACTCTGGGGTCTGATCAGGAGTTGGGTCCTCATCTGCGAGTTGAGCTTTGTACTTCTCCATGAACTCTGGTGTCTGATCAGGAGTTGGGTCTGCGGAGATACGCTCTAGTCGACCCTCTGGGCTCTCGATGAACTTCATCACCGCATTGTAGGATGGAGATCCAGGATCAAAGGTCTTCCACCCTGCCGTTTGATTCCTTGTGTCCAACACAGAGATATCCCCGTTCGCATCCATGTTGTATATCCATGGATCTCCACCGACACCTTTCCAGGTCCCTTGGTAATCTGGGGTGGAGGATCCTACGGCCCTACCTGCCGCAGCGGACACGCGCTTATTTGCTTCTTCTACAATGCTGGGCATAGAGCCCTCCTGTATGATTATTCTGCTTTGGCGGCTCTACGAGCTTCTACACGGTCGGCCCTGGCGAAGCGGCGGGCTGCGATTTTCGGGTTACCCTTGTCCATGGCCTTCCTGGCTCGCATACGGATTCGCTCCGGGTCGTTCAGCTTCTGGAATGCCTTGGCGATTGCATCGAGGAGCAACCGTAACGCTGGGCCATCATACACCTCGATGACCTCTGCCAAGGGCTTGTCGCCCAGGTTGATGAGGTCGTCTCCGATGCCTGCGATAGCATCCAGGTCGTCATCGTCAGCCCCGTCAAACAGGTCCACTATGGTGTTTGCTATCGCGACTAGGTCAATCTTACTCAGGTCGATGTTCATTTCTTCTCCCCTATACGAAGCCCCTCTCGCTGGGGGAGGGTCTCTATTACGTCTGTGTTATCGAAGTAGTCTTCCCGCAACTGCTTGCTCGTCTGTCTGACGTGTACCAGGGCAGCGATGATGTCCGTGTGTGCTCCTTGTGGAGTACCGTCCACCGCGTTCTTGGCGGCCATGATGGTGAAGTTCAACTCGTGCCAAGCCCGTAGCTCCTGTGCGATGACCGGTGTGATGCGTCCTTCCATGAGCGCGGCCATGACGTGGACACTGAAGTTCACGAGGTCATCGTAGTCCTTGATGTTGGCCGAGGTCAGGAAGTCAGCTACCTCTTTCCGCTTCTCCTTCGGGACCAACATAAGCCACGAAGCGTAATCAACACCTGGCCCGTTGTTCTGGGCGGGTGCGTTGTTCCTGCCTCGTCTCCCCATTATCGGGCTTCCTTGGTCAGAGGGACAACCCTCGAATTGGATGTTCGGGGTTTCTTCGGTGACTGATATATCAAATACGACAAATATGCGGGCGATTCAACCATCTTTCCAACAATCTTGTGAGATACAGAGAACGGAGACTTGTCCACCTTACGGAAGAATTCGTGTTTCTCATATTGAGAATCGAACGATATGTGCGTTGGAAGTATGGCTCTGCTGAAGTCGGTTGCGGATGACCACACCACGAATGGTGGCCACCGGGAGAGGTTGTGAGCCCCCAAGAAGAGTTGCTGTAATACCATGGATTCCCCGCAGTCCAGAATCTCTGATATGGTGTCGATGGACATTCCAAAAGCATAGAGGTTCATTAGCAGGATGCCGTAGTAGCGGGGTAGACATTTCACTTTGATGCCCTTTATACGGGCCGACAGGAGTTCGTACGGGGTGGGTATCATCTTGTGGGCGAATGCGGGATACATCAGGTCCGGCCAAACCTTCGGGGATACCATACACACATCGGATTCGATCCATGCTATCAGAGACGGACACGTACCTATTGCTTGTAAGGCTCTATCCTTGTGCCCACTCTCAACACGGAATGAGGGTACCCAATCAAAGGTCTCACCCCGGATGGCCTCCATCGCCAGAAGTATGGCACGCCAGGACATACATTCTTGTCCCGCTTTTGGGGGCAAAGTTAGTCGAAAAGCCGCTAGGGTAACGTCGGCCCAGTTGCCTGTGCTAAGGCGTCTGCCGTTCTCGGACCACCCAAAGCCCATTCAGTTCATCTCT